GTAATGCGAAACGTGCCTGCATATGTGCCAAAGTCAGGAACAACCACTTCAAAGGTCGTGCTGTTATCAGCAGCCATTGCAACAGTATTCATGCGAGCTTCAGCAGTGCTGTCTTCAAAAAAGCCATCGCCAGAAACTGACACGTTTTTTAAGCCAGCAAGCGTTTCTGTGTACAAAGCGCCCTCTGGCGTTGTGCAGTCAGGCGTTGTGACATCAATGCTTGAATTGTTAATTGTAAGCGACTTTGAGTTTAAACCGCAAAGATTGTTTTTTGTGCCTGCGCCATCGTCAATTTTGACAAGCAGGGCGCGTCCGAGTTGTTTAGCCATAAGTGGCCTCCATCATTAGGGAACCGGGCGCAATCACTGCGCTCGTTTCAAAACGCGCTTGCCCAAAGCGCAGAAAATTTTTTAGGCGGTATCAAGCATCGCTTGAAGGGAAATGACGGCTGTGAACCCACGACCTTCATTATCTCTGGTGGCGCTGAACGCCTCAAAAATTAGCTCGACCAACGTAAAGCCTGTGACCGTCACAGCCGTCTCTTGACGGTGCAAAGCGTCTTTGACTGCCTCGACCACTTGCATGCACTCTACGCGCCCTGACGCGCTGCGAGAGTGAGCCTCTAAGCTTATATCAACCAGCGCGCCCTGAGCCGTGTCAGTGTCAAAGGCATTGGGCTGAATTGTGTTAAACATCAAATATGGAAACGTCACATTCTGTGGCGGCTCATCGTAAATGCGCGTTGAAACCAGATTAGTGACATCAGAGTTTGCAACTAACGCAGCGCGCAAACCTTTTTGTAAAGCCAAGCCATAACCGTCAGCCATTCATCGCGTCCTTTATAGCTTTTTTCATGATGCGCTTGATGCTGTTTGAAGAGCGCTTAGCGACTAGCAGCTTGGTGATGCCGATAAAGTCATAACCCTCAGTCGCGCCAGTTGCTGCTGGCGTGCCTTTTAAGCGAGTGCCTGTGCCAACACGTCCAGTTTTTCTGCCATAGTTTATTGCAGCTACTTTAATCGCATCGGCTTTAGTGTTGTCGCTAAAGTTTATAAATCCATAGATCGCGTTATCGTCTTCATAGACCTGCGAATTGATGCCATCCCGCAACTGACCAGTATCAACCGGCACAAGGCTTTTTGCTTTGCGCTCGCCATACTTTGCATTGTTCTTAATAGACTTGCGCAGAGCTGCGTGCGTTACTTCTGGCAAATCACCGAGCTGCTTGATCAGCTTTTTTGAGCCAACAATCTTCATGAGGCTACACCGCGCTCAAGCACAAACTCCATGAGCGTGTCTTTTGCATCAACTTGGATAACGTTTTTGATCGCCCAAGTAATGCCTCTGGCGACCACTCGATCGGCAGATGTGACAGCCTCCGTCACGCTGTCAGAGCGACAACGCATAGTGGCAAAGTTGGTGTCAGATAGCGCGCCGCCTTGTATGCTTTCTTTGCCAGTGCGCTCGCGCAGATCGGCAAAGCGTGACGCAAGATTTGACCAGCCGGTATAAACGTTGCCGTAATCGTCCACAGCGCTGCTGTCTAAGCGCTGAAAGGTAACGCGCTCTCTAAGCATCCCAGCGCTAGCCATACCAAGAAGCCCGATCTAAATTTAACAAATCGTCAAAGCCGTAAGGCACAGAAGTCAGCAAATCTTTTTGCGCCTGCTCTCTGTTTTCGTAATAGTAAGAAACCAGCATTAACAAAGCATGACGCACTGTTTGCGGCACATCAGTTGCAGCGTTTCCATAACCGATTTCATATTCAATTTTTATAGCATCGTGCCGCTGCTCAGTTGTCGGCCAAGTAAACCCGCTTTTAGGCTGAATGACACTATGATCTGACAAGCCAAAAACCTTGTAATTTGACAAAGTGTCAGTTTGCAAAACGCCGTTGATGTCATAATACTTAACAGCTGTGACAGATTGCACTGGCGTCAGGCGCAAATGAACTTGCTGCGCCGGGTTAGATGGCAACCATTGCGCCCACTTTTGGGTGATCATCGCCTTGCCCAAAACACCTCGCACATCAACATAAGCGATCGCCACATCAATCAAACGCTCGATCAAAGTGTCATCATCCGAATGCTCAACGCGCATCTGCGCTTTTGCTTCAGCCAAAGTAATCGGCTCAACTGTTGGCGCGTCAACGATCTCAATCGGATGCGTGCTGTGCAATGGGGTTGGCATTTTTAAGCGTCCTTAACAGCCTTGCGGGTAGAAACTTTTTTTACCGCGCGTTGAACCTTTGAGGCTTTCTCGATCGGCTCGGCTATTCCAGCCTCAATAAAGCGCTTGCCTTCTGCTTCATTGCAATCGATCTCATCACCAGCATTATGCGAAAAATCAATTCCCGCCATGCCTACCAATAATTTGACTTTCATCTCGAAACTCCAATTGGAAAGGCGAGGGCGCTAACGCCCTCACCGTTAAGCTTAGGCTTGGACCAGGTGCTTGATCGCCGCTGTGTTGGCGAGAACGCCGTCAAAGCGGATAAAGCCCAGAATGCCGTAGTCAGGCGCGAAACGCTCGCGAGCAACATAAAGCGAAGGCGCGCCAACTTTGCGCACATAAAACTTCTTCATGTCACCAAACAGCATGGTTTTATTGCCGGTAGCAATTGACGCCATTGCTTGGTTTACCACTACTGGGTAGCCAAGAACTGTTTGCGGTACACCTTGAGCATATGAGCCAAGTGACCACAGATAGTTTCCGTCACCATCTTTCAGCTTACGAACTGCTGCAAGCGTGCTGTCATTCATCATGATTGCTGCGCTTGTAGACTGGCGATAAGCTGGATCAACGCTGTGGATCAAATCAATGATTTCATCAGCAGTGATCGCTGTGGCAGAGGCAGCAGTTTTACCAGCCGCTGAGTTTGTCACAATGCCCTCAACATCAGAAGAACCTGAGCCAGTTGTCAGTTTGCTGTTTGCAATCCGACCCAAGCGCTCACCAAGCAAGCCACCAAGCAAGCTTTCCATGTTCAAGATGCTGTCCGCATTTAACTCTGCTGACCAGCGAACCCACTCGCTATCAAAAGCAAATGCGCCGACTGACTTCTGACCAAAGGTAACGTCTTTGCCGCCATCATCAGTTGGCTGAGTGCCTTCAGTATGAGCAACAGCAGTTACCGCCGTGTCATCTACAGTCGGGATGCTGAATGTGCGCCCGTCTGCTGAGTTAATGACAGAGAACAGATCTGAGGTATACATAGGGCCAGTAGCAGCCATAGCTTCCTCAACAAATGTCGCCAGCTCAGTTGGAACTGTAAAGCCACCAGCAGAGTTAGTGCCGCCGGTTTGAACGCGATATTCTTTAAGAACATTGCGAACTTCTGCGTCAACATAAGCATCACCACCCGCAGAAATCATTTCTGCAAATGCTGCGCGATAATCTAACGTCAAGCCGTTATCAACTGCTGGCGCAGTGCGCGCTTCTACAGCCGGGATCTTGCTTGTGTCAGGCTGCTCAAGCTTTGCCATCAGTGCAGCGGCGCGCTCTTCGCGATCGATGCGACCTTGCAGCTTGTCAGTTTCTGCCATCATGGCATCAAACTCACGCTCAATTTCTGAGGCGCGTGCTTCTGGGGTTTCGTCAGTTATTTCAGAAAGTTTAGAACGGGCTTCAGTGGCAATATTAGCCATAGTTTCCCGCAAAGTTTTAATATCAGCCATAAAGGGCCTCCATCTAAGGGAACTGGACGCAATCACTGCGTTCATGTCCAAGCGCTTGCCCAAGGCGCAGGAAGGGCTAACAACGGGAACCGCCGTTATCTTTGCAAGCGCGCTTTCATCCGCATTCTGCGCGGCGCTTGCGTTTTTCGTTGTGTTTCTCTGAACTGCTCCAAGCTGCGCAGGCCAATCTCTGTGCCTGCGTAAGCCGGGGTCGTAACGATGCTTACATCGTACAAATCAGCCTCTTGGATAGTGCGACGAGGCATGTCGCGGCTGTCATCCCACTCTTGGCGAGTTGGCACAAAAGCAAAGCTCATTTTATCTAAGTCGCCGCGCTTCATCTTTGGCACGATGGAACGCACATCTGGATCAGACAGATCAAGTGACGCGCGCATCTTTAAGCCGTGATCGTCTTCTGAAAGCTGCAAAGTGCCAGAGCGCGTGCGCGCTAAAGGCAAGCCCTCGTGATTAATTAAGAAAACAACGTCATCGCGACCGATCGCATCAGTAAAAGCTCCCGGCGCAATCTGCTCGCGCCACTGCCCGCCAATCGTTGTCTCCTCGTTAAAGACAGCCGCATAACCCTCAACAACGATTTCGCCGCTGTCATCTGCTCTGACTTCAAAATTCTGAGAAACGCGAGCCTCGCGGCGATCCTTATCTTTGTCTTTTTTGTAACCAGCGTCATCAATCTCTTCAGCATCTGGCGCAGAGATTTCTTCCGACTTGCCAAAGGTTATGATCACCTCTGTTTCGGTTTCCTCGATGTTCTTAATGTGGCGTGCCTCGCCAGCTTGATCTGACATCCTGTCATCCTCTTCTGCTAAGATGCCGCGCACCCATGATTGACCGGGATCACCACCCCAAAGCGCCCAAGCAATGCGGCCTGCGCTTGGATAGCCATCTTCACCGGGCGAAAACCCTTCAGCCTCTTTGTCCACTTCATGGCGCGCGAAATAGCTGCTCATTCTGCGCACTGTGTCCATCGATAGGTTTGCGCCGTTTGATATGTCGCGCGCTCTAGCCACGCCGACCTCTGTGCCACCTCGGCCATATTCTTTGCGCCACTCTAAGCCACGCTCTGCCTCTTCACGCATTGCCTGATTAGGAACCGGCATCTGCCACACCTGTTTGCGATCCGATCGGCACTGTTGCGCCTTGAATAAGCAAGTCATCACCAGAAGCCAGCGCCTCTAAGTCTTCTAAATCGCGTACCTCATTTGGCGTGCGTATGCCGTTTTGAATGCTGGTCGCGTGCGCTTCCATGCGCGCTTTGAGATCACCGCGAAGCAAGCTGTCTACGTTAAACCTGACACTAAGGTCGCTGACCCGGCCAAAGAGCTTCAAATTCATCTCTTGCTCTGTCTGCTCAATCCAGCGGCGCAGCGTATGCTTTACAAAGTGCAAGTCTTGCTGCTCGGTGTTTGAGTAAGTGCCCTTTGACAGATCTTGCAAAAATACTGGCGGCAAAGAATAAATGCGCGCAATCTGCTCAATGCAAAAAGCCTGCAATTCTAAAAGCTGCATTTCATTAGGCGAAAAGCCGATTGACTTTAGCTCGTGACCAGCAGGCAGCGCCATGATGGGCCTGCCTTCGCGAGCCAGCTTGGCAGTGGTCTTGGCAACGTCTTCTGACGCTCTCTGAGCCGCTGAGCCGCTTTGAAATGGCCCTTGCAATACCGCCGGGGGAATGCCGCCAGCTTGAAACGCTTTTGCGCCGTAGCGCGATGCTGCAATCGCCAAGCCGATCACATCTCTGTGCGTTGCAAGCGGGCTGCGCACATCGAGCATATTGTGCTTAACCATAAACGTCAGATCAATGATGTCGATCGCCGCATAAACCTGCGTGCTGGTGCGATAGCTTTTTGTCGGGTAGCCATCAACAGTTGTGTTGCTGACTTGAACAGTCGTTGGATCAAGCGGCACAAGGTCAGTGATCTCGCCAGAATTATTGCGCACAATCAGCGTGACTGAGCGCCCACCAGTCAGCATTTGC